GTCCTGTTGCAGCATGCACAATGAGAGGTAGTATGGATGTGGGTCCTGCAACAGAAAAGAGACAAGGAATTAGAGCAGCATCTACTGTGCTTGAGCAATTGATACGTGAAGCAGGTTCTGAACCAGGTAATGTAAACAAAAGTGCTCTTGGTTCTGTTTACATGACTGATAAAATTGCCATTAACAAACCTAGTTTCTCTATCCTGTCTTGTGTGGTTAAGCAATTCACTGACGGTTCAATAGTCTACAGGTACAGGATAGAGCAGAAGGATCAGAAAGGCCATAGGGAAATTAGTGTTCTCAATTTTGATTTCAGGATAGGTGCGTTACTAGTGGAAACAGTAAGTAGAGAATTGTCTTTATCAGTTGGGGAAGTAGATATATGTAGCAATCACAATAAAGACAAGATAATTGAAGACACTATCAAAACTGCTTTCATTGCAGATAAAGAAAGGAGTGGAACTAGTGTTTTTGATAATTCTGACCAAAAGAGATGGGGACCCAATCACAATGTGAATTTCTTTTCTTATGTCTTATATAGTATGCTTAAAAAGGACAAGGGGTTACTCAGGTTAGTTAATAGAGTGTTTGACCTAACTATGGATAAAAGGGCTAAGTTTCCCGAAGCATTAGTTGATTTGATTTGTAAGAAGAATGTGACTGCAAGTAACTCAAAGCCAATTGACAAGTTTATTAAATATGCTACTCCAATGATCAACAATAAAATATTTGAATCTGTAATGAGTATGGGCATGTGTCAGGGAATTTATCAAGATACATCATCCATTGTGCATGCAGTAAAGCAATTAGCCCAGGCAAATGTTGTCTCAGAAATACACCCTACTGTTGTGACTAGAGCTCTGACCACCTCTGATGATGCTGAAGTCATAAGCTTTATACCCCACAAAATGGATAAGATTGCCATTGTTAAAGAAGTGCATTGTGTGAGTCTGAGAGTTGGTAATTTATTCAATATTATTAGGAGTAACCCAAAATCAGCATTCAACTTTAGGATAGCAGAACTCAATTCAATATTCATAAAGAGAGGTGTGATGGCTACTCCGTCAATTAAGCAAAGGATTGCAAAGATTGATGTGGGTTCTGGGCTTAATCATATAGAGGATTTTCTTAGTTGTTTGTCTTCTGCCTCAAATTATATGTCTAGTGGTGGCTCTTATATGGGAACAGTTATATTATCAGTTTTGAATTTGGTCTTGCACACAGAACAATGGCTCAGATGGGGTTTTGTCAAAAGTGATCACTACTACAAACCAGTTGAAATGGGCGGTTTTCCAGTCATTGAACCCATAAGTTGTGTTGTTTCAGGTGGCATCTCTAACTTGTATCAAAGAGTCGGTCACTTATTGAATGCTGAAGCTTATTCTAGACTGGTTGTGAGTTCTCTATTGTGTCCACCAGAGGAAGTATCTCTTGAAGATTTTACTAGACAAGGATCAGAACGGGTTAAAAAAAGCATGGCTTTAGACAATCTCACTGTGTTGAGGGGAGCTGGACCAATGGGCATGGTGCAACACGTAAGAACAGATAGAAAGCTATCGCAATTTGAAAGGAGACATGGAATCTCTACTTGGGTGATTCCCGAGTCATTTGCCTCCTTGAGAAGGGATTCACCTCTTGCTTCATATTTCCTTTTCTCCATATTTCGATCAACGAGTGTGAGTACTTTAGACAATAGCCTTGGTGTAAATAGTTTCTTTATTAGAATGGCAGAGCCTTGGGTTTCGTATACAAGAAAGTGCATGAAAATATCCGACAGTTCACCATTCTCAAAGTTTTTCACAGGTGATGGTGTGATGCTTTCCCATAAGGAATTTAATGAAAGAGTCACATCCCTGTCCCCCATTGAAGCTGGCTATGAAGTAGTTGCTGCTTACCATAGGTGTACTAGAAGGGAGGAGTTCATGATTATGGAAGCTCAATTGGCAGCAAGATTAGCTGACTCAATGATATTGTTAAAGTTCTTATTGTCACAAGAAGCAGAGTCATTCAGAGTAGCTAAGTCTTCGCCTTCAATACAAGATGTGACTTTGAGAGGCCATACAGCATCAGATTCAGATTCTTATTTGTTAGCCATGATAAAAACCCTGTCTGGAAGGAAATCAGAAAGGTTAATTAATGAGTACAAAAGGTCATTACATGCATACGACAATATTAATGTAACAATTCCAACAAAGCCTATCCCAGTACTGTCTGCAGTTGTCATGGCTGATAATGCTATCTCCTTGTACAATAAGTTTATTAGAAGGAGCACTAAAATGACTTTACCTAACAAAGTGGAAGACTTAAGGCAATTGTGTTTGGACATAAT